CGCTGTTCTATTGTTAGATATCTCTAATGCTCTTGCCTTTTTAAATGATGTTTCCCACTTTACTTTACCAAAATTAGTTACCATACCTGCAATACGATATCTACTAAACTTTTGTTGTTCAGCAACGTACTCATTTATAGTTGCTGTTGTAAAAGCACCAACTTTTGGTATATCTGTACCCATTCTTCTTTTTAATTGATTTTTTGCTAAGTATGGATCTATTGCTTCTCTTGATGATACTTTACCAAGTTTTGCAGCTGCACCACTACCTGTCATATCCATTTGTGTTGATTCTCTAACACCACCAGAAAATGCTCTTACTTGAACATTTACTAATGCCTTATCAACTTTAATTTGAAATGCTAACTCACCAGTATTAAACTCACCCTTACTATTTAAATCTAAATCACATCTCAAACTATTTTTTACCATCTCAATTTTTTCAACTGAATTGCCTTTAACATTTGTTTCTTCTAACTTAGCACTTTTGCCTAATTTTTTTAATGATACACCTATCAAGTTTCTTTTTATAAATTCACTTCTCATATATTCGTTTAAAGAATCTAATTTTGCTTCTTTAGGTCCAGACATATCACCAATAGATTTTATTTTATTTTGTATTTGATTTTTCTGTGATTTCTTAACAAGATATATGTCAGCAGGATTCCAACTATCTTTTGTTCTTACACCACACTTTTCTAATGCAATCTTTTCAACAAATGGCATAATACCATTGTCTCTAGAATATTCGTAACCTGATTTACCTTTTAGAAACTTCTTTAATGCTTCTGCCTGCATTTGAAAAGTTTGAGCCCAAGTATCATCATATTTAGGATAAATTTTTTCTATAGCACTACCTGTTGGCATTTTACCTTTTTCAATAAACTGTTCACAAACAAACCTTGTAGCATTTTCTTGTTTTGCTGTTTCAGCTGCATTAATAGAACTACCACCCTCACCTGAACCATTACCAAATGCAATCTTTAATTTTTTAAGATTTGCTACTTTCGCTAATTTTTCTTTGACCTTTTTGATGTTATCAGTTTCTTCAACTATTCTAGGTATCTTAATATCAGAAAAATCTTTACCAGGGTCTAAGACTATGCTAGTGCCGTACTCTTTTTGAACAAAAGCGAATACAGCTGCGGCTTGTATAGAATAAGGTTTATTCTTACCTGTAATTTCTGTGCTTGTTTTAGGTCTAAAGTTGAATGCCATACTGCTATTTATATACTAACAGTATCGCTTTGTCAAGCGTTAATTAGGTAATGCTTTACACTTAAATACTAGTGAAACCCTAAACTTGTCGCCCTCTACTGCTCTTGCAACATGAGGTATTCTTGCGTCAAACAATACAACACGCCCTGCTCTTGGCCAATATGATTTAACAATGTTCATATTCGGGTTACCATTGAGACCATAAGGTGTATTGATTGCCATTGCTTTCATTTCATCATTTAGATTAGGTGTCCAGAACTCAATTGTGCCACCATCTTCTGGTCGCCAGTCGGGTGTTAGATATACAATAACTGTATATTGGTCACCTGTCCAACCATCTATATGAATGCCACCTGATTGACCTGCACTATGACCATTAAGATAATGTCTTAATAGTTTTGCTCCAGGATTTACTGCATCCCAAATCTCTTGTACCCAATCTTGCTTAATCTTATAATCAATTTCTTCAGTATCACTACCACCTAAATGAATATGTTTATAACCAGGCGTATTTGCCTCGGCTTTCATTTGTGGTGTAGAGTACCAACCATCTTGCCAATCTAGTTTCATAGCAATATCATGATATCTTTTTATATCTTCTTCAGATATTGTTTCGTCTGAAGCTTGTATAATTTTATGATAGTCACCACCTTTTAAGGCACCAGCATTTATCGTATATTTTTTATCCGTTTTTGTATCTGTAATCTCAAACTTATCAGCATTTTCTGGATTGCCTATTGATTTAATATCATACGGTTTTTCGGTCATTTTTTTCTTCTTCCTCTTCAAATAGTATCATGGTAATTAAACTATAAATTGCCATGTCCATTAAAGTATCTTTGATACTTTCTTCTTTGAATTTAAATTCACCCTTCTTGATGAAATTACTTATACGAGCATACTTATCACCCATACGAACAACAGAACCTTGCCAAGCAGGTATACCTGATAATTCAGATAATCTAAAATTAGCAAAGATATCTTCATTCGCACCATAATCATGTCGTTTTTTATCATGTAAAGTTTTAATCACATCTATGATTTCATAAAACCTTTTGCTTTGCTTGTTTATATCTTCCATTATATTTTTCCTAGTGTTAAAAATTTAACTACTCCCCCTTGATTTTCCCATTGTTTGTATTTGTTTTGATGGTCGCAAATTCTCTGAGCCTCATCTTCAAACTCTGACTCACAAATAATACTTCCCGTTGGCCGTTCAATGACAAGCCAACGGACTTGATTTTTTCGTTTGACGAGTTTTACTTCATAAGAAATCTTATGTTTTTGAACTCTAGGTTTTTTTGCGACCTTTCTAACCATACTTACTCTGCTGGTGTTTCTGTAGGTGCTTCTACTGCTACGTCTGCTGTATCGGTTTTAACTTCTTCTGTTGCAACCGTATCTTTAGGTGCTTCAGTTTCAGCAGCTGCAGGTACATTATCTGCAACATACTTTGAATACCATTGAGATAGTATTTTATGATTTTGCTGGTCAACACTTAATTTAGCAAGAACATTTTGATTTACACTTATCTGTACGATAGCGTGTTTTAATTCATTACTGAATTTAGTTTCGTCATACCATTTTTCGTTTATTTTAATAGCCATTGTTTTCTCCTTTTAGTTATTAAACTTTAAAATCCGAGAATTGTCCCAGTTTTTTAAATTTATCATTAGATGATAGGGATGGTTGCCCACTATCAACTAAATCTGTTTGTGCGTTTTGTTCTACATCATAGAAACGCATTTTAGACCTATCAACACCAAGTATAAACTTTCGATTTAAAGTTGGGTCGTTATATCTATTCTTTAGTTGTTTAACCATTATCTGGTTTTTTTCTTCTAGTTCTTCACTGGATATCAAAGCAAACATAAAGTCTGCTGTTGCAGGAAGACCAAAAGATTCGGAGGTATCTTCTAACCCCACATCACTACTTACAAAACCACTTCTTGTAGTTTGTGTAGCAGAGAATATTGGAATATCATTTTCTACTGCAAGACCTCTAAGTTCTTCAGCAATTGCCTTAATGTAAGTATAACTATTTACATTTGCACCAGACTTAAATCTAGAAGAAGCACAAATATTTAGATAGTCAATAAACACGATATCTGGTTTAAAAGATTTCTTTAATGCCAATTCACTAATCAAGTTTTTAAAATGACCTGTATGAGCAGTGGCAGTAGGATACTCTTTTATAATCAAAGTACCTGTTGTTTTACTTTGCAATTTATTTATCTTAGTTTCATACATTGTATAAGGTAATTCTTCTAAATCACTCATACCAACATTCAGTAGATTAGCGTCTATTCTTTCAGCAATTCTTTCTTCAGCCATCTCCATAGTAATATATAAAACATTTTTGCCTTGTAGTAATGTTGAAGCAGCAAGGTGTGTCATAAACATTGTTTTACCAACACCAGTACCTGCAAGACAAATATTTAAAGTCTTACTTGGTATACCACCTCTTGTAATCTTATTGAAAAAATCTAAATCTAATTGAAGTCTTTCCTCTTTCTTTCTATAAAAATCAAATCGTTCTTTTGATTCTTCTAGATAATCATGCCCAACTTTCTGGTCAAACGATACACCTAAAGCATTTGACAATAACTCTGGAAGATATTCTGGTGTATGGTCTTTATCTTTACCATCTAGTATTTGTATACCAGTTAAAACTGCATTATGAATAGAACGGTCTTTACAAAACTTTTCTGTTGTTTCAACTAGCCAGTCTATGTTAATTGGTTCTGGATTTAAAGTAGATAGTATATCAGTAACCTTTTTATATTCATCTTCATTGATACTTTTATTACTATTGATTTCAATTGATAGGGATTCTTTTGTAGGAAGATTATTATACTTATTAACAAACTTATAAATTTCTGCAAACAATACTTTTTCTAATCTGTCAGAAAAATATTCTTCTTTGATAAAAGGTAAAACCTTTCTACAATATGCTTCGTTGTGAATTAAATTTCTAAGTGTTGTTCTTTCAATTCTTTCCATCAAGTTCCTTTTCTTTCATTTTTTCATCTAATAATACAACTAGTATATCACCGATATGATTTATAAACTCTTGACTATCTGTATCGGCCATTACATTATTTTCAATAATAGTGTAATCAAATACCATAGGCAAAGCACCGTCTGGTGTTTTCTCGTTTTCTGGTCTAAATCCTACATTACCATACTTGTAAACTATACTTGCATACGGTCCACTAATCAGTTTAAGCGCTGTAAAGTCCTCTCCAGGTTTCTCTACAAACACATAATCTTCTCGGTGTTTAGGACTTGTCGTCTTGTGTGTCGGTGGTATCTTCGGGTTCAATTACTTCTCCATATTTAAATTCTTTAGCACAAACAGCGTCTAGTTTCTCTAGTATCTCTGGTGTGAAATACTTTTCAGGACTATTGTTTATTGTTTTACCAAATGTCTTAGTGCCATCTGGCAACTCAACTCTCGTTGATACTGATTTGAATATGTTGTACTTTAATGCTAAATCTAACAGACCATAGTATCTATCTAAACCTTTATCATAGGTTAATCTAACATCTACTACTTTGTTTTCTTTTGTCAATCTGGATTTGTAATTTTTACAATGAATAATATTACCAATAATTTCTGTCCCGTCTTTTTCTTTTCTCTTAGAAAGATAAACGATAGAACTAGCCGCATACTTGAGACCAGAACCACCACCCATTTCTTTCTGTGGGAACATACTACCAATAACATCATATGTGTGGTTAGTTATGATAAGGGGAACTTTTGCCTTACCTAATTTTAATGTTAATACTCTAAAGACAGCTTTTACAATTTGTGCCCTTGTCATATCTTTTGTTTCTTTACCTGCCTGTGTATCTTCAATCTCTTTAGTAGTTGATAACATACCTAGAGAATCTAATACAAGTAATAATGGTTTTCTTTCAGACTTATCTTGAGCAATATATTTTTCTAATACAGTTAATGCTTGATGTCTAAACTCTTGGACAGTAGTAACTGGCATAACAACCATACGAGTACTATCAATTTGTCTTTCTTCAATAATTTCTTTTGTTACTGCCGATTCTGATTCAAAGAATATAACGCCACCATCAGGATTTTGGTCAAGGAAATGTTTACACATACCCAACACAAAGAAAGTTTTACCTGTCGCACTTTCACCTGCAATAGCAGTTATCTTGTTAGAAGGTAGGCCTTTGTGTATACTACCACCTAATAATGCATTAAATATATACGAACCTGTATCAATAAAATCTGTTACATCACCTGACGCACCATCTGATACTAGACTTGCATATTCATTGCCTGTTTCTTTTATTATATCTTTCAAAAAATCACTCATTATCTGTTACCTCTATTTTATATTCGTTGTCGTTTTCTCTTTTTCTAAAATTGGCAGCATACTCTATTTCTCTTTCTTTACCACCTGGCATACCGTCAGTATATATGGAATGAAACCCCCACTTACCTTTTTTACCATGTGCTTTTCTTGAATAGATTGTTACTGTCATTTTGATTATTATTATACACTATATATCTTTCTTTGTCAAGCAAAAAACTCATCTAAAGTAGCTTTTCTTGAATTTTTAAATAGGTCTGTTTTTGAACCAAAACACCAAACATTCTCTATAAACATCTTGTTCATAAAATCAGCCTTTTCTTTTTCATCTTTGAATAGTGTATCTGATTTTGGTCGTTGCATAATTCTCATACCAATCTGACCCATAAATTTATCTTTAAACTTATCCACTAATTCGTCACCAGAACGATAACGAACTCCATGTATCTTTGGATCCATAATATTCACAAACATAAACTTTGAAACTTCCATAGTTTTTTCTGCAACTGGTAAATAAAACTCATCACGCCATTTGTCATACTCGTTAAACTTATGCCAAGATTGGTCCTCTTGATGTTCACCACCTTTATTATATTGTTCAGTAGAAAAGTAAGGTGGACTTGTAAATGCGACATCAATCTTTGGTAGTTTATGATATGGTAAATCTTCAGCACCACATCTCCATATAGTTACCTTTTTAGGTTTTGATAAAAGTTTATTGTACACACTTATCTGTTCTTGATATCTTTGGTAAGTATTTGGGTTTGGATCACAACCATAATATTCTTCAGCGTCTGAAGCAAAGAAACCTGCAAGTCTATCACCCCAACCACAACTTGTATCAAGTACAGTTTTTGCTTCTGTCATATCATAGATTGCTTTTGCAACAACTGGTTTAAATTGTGTTGCGATATATGTACCTAATCTAAATGCTGAAATATAACTTTTCTCATCTAATTGACCACCTACTAGTTTCTCTGTTTCAATACCATCTAATTCTTTTATCTTTGTTAGTTTAACTCCATTAATACCACGCCATATTGGACCTAGACATTTCCATATAGCATAAGCATCTCCATTCTCCCAAACTTCCTTAGGTGCTCTGAAGCCATAACTACTACACTCTAGTCGTAAATCTTGCATGAAATAATTACTTACATCATTGAAGGTACTAGCACCATTTATCAAGCCAAGTCCATACTCACTATAAGAGTATTTGTAATCATCATACTTTTCAAATACTTCTTTTTCTACTTGCTCGTTAGGAATGCAAATGGCACTAGTATCAAACTTTTTAAGACGATTGAAAGAGGTTCTCATATCGTTATTAGTTATTTCTTTAAGAGGAAAGACTGGTCTTTCACTAGCAATATAGTCTGCCAAGTGAGTTCTCATCTTTTCTTTTCCATATTCAGCGTTCATTTTTTCAAAGACACTAGATGTCAAGACAGGCAGTTTTCCGTCTGTAGCGGCGGCTATGAGACTGTTATATAGTGTATTATCTCGCTTATAGTGTGTAAACGCATTTTCTTTCATATTATTGTTTCTTCCAAAAGTTACTCATTAGTTTAATAGGACTCTGTAATTTCTTATAAATGTCCCATATTTCTTGAATATGACCATCTAATTTTTTGTGTAGTTTTACGGTATCTGATTCAATTCTGTTTACCGTTTTTTCTATTTGGTCTAATTGTTTTTTTAGTTTTTCTAGTTCTGGATTTATCATATTAAAAAAAGTTATCTAAAGTTGCTTTCTTTTCAAAGTTCCAGTTTATCGCATTTACAATAAACCGCAATGGTTCTAAAAATGATTTATCAAACTGTTCATCATAATCAATGTATTTGTGTAAATCAAATTCAGGTGGCAATACAGCCATAAAAGATATTACTTTTTCTCTCAAAGGATTAGGTTCTTTTAAAACAATAAACTTAACTTTATCACCTTCATGTATTTTTTCATACTTAACTAATTTATGTTTCTTCAATAAGTTGTTATAAAGTAAAGCACCTTTCACATGAATTGGTGTTGACTTTTGATAAATGTCTGTTGACGAAGTATACTTTAATAAATTATTACATGAACGAGGATAAGCAATTTCTTCTGGTCGTAATGTTTTAAAGTGTGTTCTAAATTCATCTATAAATTGTATTAATGCAGCCTCATCTTTATTCATAATTACTTTTAATGCTTCTTTAATCTTAACACGACAAGGTGCAGGAGTTGAACTCTTAACTGCTTCAATACCCATAATCTTTAACTTAGGTTCTTTTAAATCAACACCTTCTTCATTATAAACATTTAGAATATATCTTTTCTTAGCAGTCCATATACCTTTGTTTGCAATCACTTCTCGTTTCATAATCATCTTTTGTTCATATGCATTAACATATTTAGCAAGTTTATCATAACTGCTATCAATTGCCTTTTGTAATTTTTCTTCACAAAATCTATCTAAAACTTTTACAATCTTTCTAATATCAGACTTATCTTTAAATACTTTATCTACAACTGCACCAAGTTTTACATAGATTGAATCAG